AAGTACCTCATTTCTAAGCTGTTGGGCTTCTTCCGTACTCAAAGCATTTCCCGTTTCTGAAGTCTTAGAGAAAATATTACCGTTCTCAATTTTGTAGCGTAAAAACGGAACAGCCATCCAAAGACAGTACGAGGGCAAAACTTCCGCAATATAATCATTGAGTAAAGTTGCATAAGGCTCGTTCCCTACATTGTTTACTGTTCCTGCTACAATTAAGTCTTTTAATTTATCGGTTAAATTTGTACCAAGTTTAGTTTCAATATGCAGCTTTTGGCTCTGAACCAAATACGGGCTTAAGAGGCTAGTGTCTACATTAAGCCCGATTGTTGTTGAGTCCTTAAGACGTTCTTCTGATATAAATAATACGTATGCCATAGTTTCTAATTGTAATATCCGTTATTCTTCATTTTTCTTGGTGGTATTGCTACTAACTTGTCATTCCTCTTTGCTGTAAACCCTTGCGACTTAGCCTTAGTGTAACCTATTGCATCAGCATCTTCTATTTTAGTAGTCTTAGATTCTCCTATTGTAGTCTTGAAAATCCTTCTGCTCCAAAAATGGAAGCATTGAGGTCCGCCTTTGTAGAGCCAAATAGAATACGTATTCGCTCCATCTATACCGAATCCTGGATTAACCGCCTTACTTCCCATATTAATAATATCCTCTTTTCTGTAGAGTTTATTAGCTCCTGTCATTTGTTGGCAAAACTTTCTTCTTGTTCCTGACTTGTTAGTCAAGAAATTATCATTAGAATAAACGTACCTAACTCTGAAATAGTCACCAGTCTTTTTAGATATACCATCTTGTTCTGACTTACGACTTGGAATAGCTCTACCTGTTGAAGCTAGTTCAATCTTTTCCCCTGCTATTTCATTTAAAGTTTCTTCAAAGTCAAAGTCTTGATGTTCTCCGTCTACTACTTCTTCTTCTACTAACTCCCAATCTTCTGACATATCCTCACCACACTCGTCTATGAACGCATCTAAGGCAGTATATTCAGTCATCTTAGTAAAGTCCTCATCAACTACTACATCTTCCTTTAGAGGTGCTAATCCGAGCTCCTCACGTATTTCATCTTGTGTCATTACAGCCGCTAAGTCTTGATTCGTAAATCTTGTTGTTATTGGTTTAAGCTGCTCAAATCTTACAGGCATATCCATATTGTTTACTGTAAAGATTTTCTTAAGGACTTTCAAGATATGCTCTTGAAATGGCTTTACCACCGTATTGCTATAAAAATTTGCGGCACTATTCAATTCATCTGCATTATTTCCTAAACCACTATCACTCTTGATTCCCATTAAAATCGGACTCGTTACGCGATGCCCTGTCAAAATGTTTTGAACTAAAAGCTCTTGGAGTGCTAGGTACTGTTTATCGAGGTCTGAAGGAGTAATTGCAGTTATCTCAGGAGTTCTTGTCTTATCGTCAGAAAATGTGAGTATAAATTTGCCGCTATTAGCACTAGAGCAAAATTTGTCAGTTAAACTTTGTTCTATTTGGAAACGCTCCTCCTGTGTCGGGACTCCATTCGCAAAGGATATTAGGAACGACCCCGAGAATCCATTCGAGATGTTCGACAAATGAAATTCAGCAACTCGTTGATCTACAAGCGCCCAGTTATTTGCAGCAACGTAATCAGGAGTATGGTAAGCGTTCATATTAGGACTGTAAAGCCCTGTATAAAGTATTTGATTAGGTGAAGTCCTGTCATTAGTATTAAATGCAGGAACTCTGTAAGGCTTGTTCTTTCTAGTATCTGACCAATCTGCTGAAACATAATAACCTTCTACCTTGCCAAGTTCGTTTGGTTTTTCTGCTCTAATCTTATCTACTCCGATATGGTAAATTTCAGCGATTTGAGTCCTATCCTGCGACCAAACTATGTTAAGAGCGAATGCTCCTTGTAGCTTAAAGTCAAAAGATATTTTTTTAATTACTTCTTGTAGTGTTTCACTACTGTTAGCTGAATTGAAAAACTTTTTTAATTTAACAACTGCTTCTAAATCTCTTTCTTCTTCATCTTCAATTACTATATTTTCTCCTGCAATCATCTCTGCTGTAGCGTTGATAATAGCCGCTTGTGTGCTAGAATTGTAGTAAAGGTCAATTAAAAACTGTGGATAGAGGTTCGCCCAATCTTCTGTGCCGTAATCTACCCAATGTTTAGAACGTGATTCTGATACGACTGGAGCTGTTGTTGTGCTTAAATTTACTGATATTATGTTTTCCATTTTATTCTTTTGTTAAAACGTCCATTCAGGTGTGTGCATTATTGCTAAAATCTCTGTATGGTTATATTGTTTCAAACCTACTAAAAATGAAGGAGTATTCCCAACAAATTTTAATACAGTTTTTTTTTCATCTAGTGAAAGTCTTAATGTAGCCTCACTTGTTTGTATAACTTTAGAGAAATTAACTGCTGAAATATCAGCCATATTGTAAATTACATAAATCATATTATATTTTTTTAAGGTACATCTGTTACAATATCAGCTGAATCCATATTAGTCATTGTTCCATCATTACTATTTGAGCTGTCATCTGTTATAGTCGGAAATACAGAAGTACCCGCCGTATCTCCATTTCTCCACCAACCAATTAAATAAGATATTGAACTTAAATCAGCAGGAGAACCACTATTGTAAATTGATAAAGCAGTTGCATCACTTATGGCGTCATCAAATAAAGCAACTTCATCTAAATGTATTTCCCCATATATACTGATAATTTTGCAAATTCTAATGGATTTACAGTATTAGATACAGTCGTAAAAGTTCCTGCTGTACTCCAGGTAGCATTTGCATTAGCTGCACTATATTTTACACCGTCTAAATGAGCAACTAAGTCTGCATTTGTTAATCCTAAATTCCAAGAAAAAGAAAGGTGATGCCAAGTATCAATACTTAGTGCTGTATCTATTCTAAAGGTAATAGTATTAGAAACTGTGTCTGAAGAATATAATGTAAGTTTCATCCTTCCTGCAAAATCAGTTTTAAGTTCATATTCATAATGATAAGCCCCTAGTGAAAATATATCGTTTTTAGCAATTATTTTTTGTGCACTACTAGCAATTTTAGTCCAAAAACTTATAGAGAACCCTCGTCCTGCTCCTGAGTTATTAGGAGTAAACACATCAACATCACCCAAATCAACATAGTCATCAACACCATCAAAAGATAAAGAGTAAAGGTTCGCAAATGCTGCTGCACCACTTGGAGCATTAGAACCACCTAACATTTGCCCTAGTTTTAAAATTTTCATTAGATTACTTGATCATAGTAACAGATAGCTAATCCACTTGTTAAAGTAATTGCAGTTACGTTAAGGAATAAGGTTGTTCCTGCCGCCATAGTCGTATGCAAACTAGATGCTGCACTACCTGCTCCTGTTTGTATGTTAGAAGCTGCTATTGAAGCTATCACACTTTCAGTTACAAAGTGAACTGCATAATAGTCTTTTGCTGACATAGCTGTTGTTGTAATTACATCACATCTATTTTTTCCTAATTGCTCTGTTAAGAGCTGTTGTACATTTTCTATTGCCATTTTTTTTATTTTAAGATTTTATTTTTTATTGTCCGTAATATATTGTGTTTGTTGAAGCTGGTGGTGTGTACTCTGTATATTGCACTTCCTCACTTCCTGCTTTTTCTCCTAAGTATAATATTCCTATTGCTACAAGCCCTTGTACTACTCCGTGTGTCGGACCTACTGGCAAAACGTCATCCTCTGTTACAGGTGCGTTACCTGTACTCACGGCTACTGCTCCTGTCCAACTAACTTCATATAATTCGTATTTAAAAAAACCAGCAGGAATTAAGTTTACAGAAGTATAAACACTTGGTGTTGCACTATAATCAAATTCTAACTTTGTATATCTATTATTGATAGTTTCTAAAGCTGCGTAAACATAAAACTCTTTTCCATCTAAGTCATTTATGAATTTAACTAAATGCCTAATCTTTGAAGATGGTACACTCGTATCTATACGGCTTGCTTCAGTTTCTATATAAGCTATGAAGTTTGTTTCTCTGATTGCTTGTATCATACTATATAATAGAAAAGACTCTTATTTATTTGCTTATCAAAGAAAAAGGTGGCAATAAAGCCACCCTAATCTAAGAATATATGAAAAACTACTAATTAAGATTTTACGATTGTTCCCATTGTGAACGCTGTATTATCGAATGGTTCTAATGTGTAATCAGCGACCATTGGGAAAGGATCACTTTCTAAACCGTCAAAGGTAAGAGTATATCCGTTTCTATCCCCGAATCCTGCTCCAGAATCAGCTGTACCTGCATTTAATGACATTGCATTAGTTACACCCATTCCAACTATTACATCATGTCCGTTAGCAAGAGTTGCATTTAATTGAGCAAAAACAACCACTTGAGTTTGACCTAAAAGCTTGATTTCGTTCTGATCCTCTTTTGTTAATCTGTTAAGTATCATATTTACAGTTGGCGTGTAAAAAAGAGTGCCGTTTTCAGTACTGCCCGAAATTTGCTCATTTATTGTGGTACTTCCACGGGGGACAGTGTATCTGTAAAGAGTATTTGCTCCCATTTCAATATCTGTTATTTCTGAATTTACTACTACTATTCCTGTTCCATCTATTGGAGCATCAAACTGGTCATACACCCCAAAAAATATATTTTTAACTCCGCCCGAGATGCGATTGCAATCAAGACCTCTACCTTTACTAAGTACTCCGCAAGCCATATTATTTTATGTTTTTAATTAAGGGAGTGCTTTTACGCACTCCCGTTATTTTTGTTATTATGATTGTCTTACAATATCAGCTCCTGTTCCTGTTTGAACACCTGCTGAATAACGAGCTACCATTCTAATGTTGTCTGAACCATCTAAAGTGCTCATATCCATTAAGTTAATACGTGTAGCGTCACTTAAAAGATCCGTTCCGAAGAACAAGTTTGACTTCTGAGCTATTACTAATTGATTCTCTGCCATCCCGTTACAAACTGCGATTTTATACCCTTCAAACATTGGTACGTAATCTCCATTCATATTGTAAGCATTTACATATCCTAAAGTAGATACTGCACTAATGTAGTATTGGTAAGTTCTTTGACTCATATAGATATGTAAGTCCTCTTTACCTAAAGTTGTTGTAGGTATAACCGCTACAGCTCCTTGAAGCTCTCCAATGATTGTTCCTGCATTATAAGCACCTGCTGCTGCATCTTGTACTACTGTTGCATCAACACCTGGTAAAAGTAAACCTGTTGCAGCTCCTAAGAAGCCGTTGAATTGTCCTGCTACATTTGTTCCTTCCCAAATAGAGTTCTCAGTTGCTTGAGCGATAATCTCACCCATATAAGAGATAACATAGTCATCAAAAGATGCAGGTGGTGGTGCTCCTGCTCCTGCTCTCATTTGTAACGCTTCCCAACTTGAAAGTAAAGTTTCCTTGCAAATGTCCATATTAACTTGTAACTGCTTGGGTGTCAAGACCTTCTCGGTGAGCGCAAGTGTTCCTGCTGCTGTAAAGTCGCATGTTGCATCCACAACCGAATTAACGGTTTGATTTAAAGCCTGGATGTTGCTGCGAAATTTCACGTTTTCTATCATTGTTAGATAATCAAGTGAGTTTGAGGCTTTTAGGGCTGCCGAAATATAAAATCCCGCTGCACGTCCCGTAAAATTTGAAGCTACTGTAATTGCCATAGTTTTGTTTTTTTAAATTATTATTTTTTTGTTTTTTTTATTTTATTTGTATAGTTCGTATAAGAACTTTTCCTGCTTAG